ACCGCTGGTTGCTGATGGTTTGACTTTTCCATTGGTGTGTATGTCCAATGGGTCTCCAGCAGCTACGGTAGTGTGGATTAAAAATGGTAATATTCTTGCTGGTGCGCCACCATCATTAATTAATATTTCTGTTGCCATATTTATTATTTCCTATATTTATTTCCTGTTCAAACGAATTCTTCCGTCTACCATAGAGAACATTCTCTCTACTTCAGGTTCGGCTTCTACAGCCTTTTCTTCAGAATCCTTTGCGATTCCCTTACCGAAGGTTTTTTCTGTTTCGGCAGGTTCTGGCATTGATTCTAGTGCTTCAAAGAAACCTGTTAATTTGTTGTCTTCCCAGCCGAATAGTTCTTCAGTACGGGCATCCTTGGACTCATCTTGGAGTTTACCAAATAGAATTTCTTTGGAAACGACATTTTTGACCAAAGCTGTTTTTAGCTTTTTGGCTTCTTCTGCCTTCCTTGATTCTTCTGCGGTCTTAAACTCTTCGATAGAATTCAAAGCATCATTGTACTTCTGCTCCAATTCGGAGTGGTTAGATGTCAAATCTTCAAGTTGTTTCTTAACTGAAGCAAACTCTCTCTCTGTTATCTTTTCAGATTCTGTTTTTACAACTTCCTCACTCATAGTATCGACCTCTTTGTCTTCACCGTCGTGGTCACAACCACACGAATTCTCGTCGTGCCCTCCACAACCACAATCATCTTTGGTTGCAAATTCTTTTTCTGATACGTGTGTTGCACATTCCGTGTCAATCGTACATTCCCCACAGACGGGCGTTGCTATCTCGTTGTCTATAAACGAGACTTCTACGGGTCGGATATTTGTCGCGTACGAATCGCCCATAACATCAACGTCTTTTGAAAACCAATCGACACTGACGTTAGTAATATCCCCGTCTTCCACTTTCTGTATCACTTCTTTCATTCTGGCTGTTGGTTCATAAATCTGAGCCAACATAGATATTGCTACCTTGCCATCTTCCATCTCTTCAATCTCAGGGTTAATAGCCTTCCCGAGTAAATCCTCAGGAGTCCTTTGATGAGTATAATATATTGGTAGTTCATTGAACTTCTCCAAGCTTTCTTTAAGTATACTAGGTTCTATAAACACAGTTTGTTCTTCTCCTTCAACTTCATAATCGTGACGACCAGAAGTTAAAGCACGAACTGGGAATTCCCACATATCTTCAGTATCCTTTTTAGATACACTAAGTGCTTCTTTATCAAATTCAAAATTCATAGCAAATGTTTTTTGGGTCTCATCTGATTTAGAAACACCGAATTCCTTTTCTTCGCCATTGTTATCTGCCCACATAGAGCACATATTCTGAGCTACAATATCTGCATTTTCTACGCCTTTTTTGTTAAGGCGTGGTTTTAATCCTATTACACATTTTTCGTAAGCATTCACGCTACTACCTCCACAACCTCTTCTTCAGTGCGTTTCCCTGTCTGGTTTTTAGATAATCTCTGTTCTGTTCTTTGAGACTCTTCTATTTTGTCTTGGTCTTTTCCACCAGAAATATTTACTTCAGCGGCAGTTGGTTGTTTTTCTACTACTCCTTCAGCATCTAAACCTCTCTCCTTTCTAACTTCACTAGGTGCCAAGACACCTTCTGATAGATATATCATATCGGTTTTTGCCTTTGTGAATGCATCATCTACATTCAAGTGTCTGAAAGCAAATTTAACATCGTCTCCAAACTGTGGCATTAGTTGTGAATTAATAGCAGACTCTACTGCTTTTTGTAAATATTTAACGTAAGGTTCAAAAACCGGGCGAGCTTGCTCCGGTTGTGTAAACATAGTTCTTGGTACTTTAAGAGCTATATGTATTTTATCTAGTATATCATCTGTATACTTACCATATTCAAAGGCTCTATTTGTACCTTCTATTTCTTTTATTTGTATATCATTACCGTGAATTATATCTTCACCGGGTTCTAAAGAATTAAATGCATCAACAATTTCGTTAATCTTATCAGGGCCATAGGGCATATCAGGCAACCCACAGGAAATGTCGAAACGTGATACCGCATATTTATTCAGAGCTGCTCCAATGTCTCGCTCTGCATAATCTTTTAGGTCTACTAAGTATAAAATAGTATGTATATCAGATAAACCATAAGCGTAATCATCAAAAGGATTGTTTTGTAGTTCTACAATTTCATCAGGGTCAAAACGAACGTCTTCTGCGTCGTTTCCTATATTCTGATAATAATACATTAATTGGCCGTGTTCGTTTCTCTTCACGTACATATTTTGTGAAGAGCGTAGAACTAGGTTGTCTCCAGTCCATTCTAAATAACCTGAACCAAAGATTCGAGCGTTGCGTAGCCAACCGTAGATTGTCATATCAATATTGATATCAACAAACATCTTTGTTACTTCTTCTCTTAGTTTTTCGTCTTCAGTAACAATATCAAAACCATCCTTTACTGCATATAAACAAGGGAGGTCAATCAAAGAACGTACAATCGGGTCTGATAAATAAACATTCATATAGGTTCTATTGTCACCTATGTGCTGCTCATAATTCCTGTTACCATAATTATTGGTAAGTTTCAACCTTCTTATTACACCTGCGCCAAAACCACGTGGTTCATCCTTTGGAGTGTTAGGATTAGAACCCACCGTAGCAAAAACGCGGCGTATCCTGTCGGCTAGACCCATTTGCTATCACAATATATAAAGTTTCGCTAGTATATAAAATTTTGTTCAAATACCACGCATAAATCGCTTTTTTGGAGCTGAACGACGTCTTCCGCTAGTAGTTATACCGCCTCCGCCGTATCTACTTACTGGTTTTCTTGTACCACGCTTTCTAACATTGATTGTACCTAACATACTGTCTGCTGGTAACATAGATAAAGCTGCGTGTACACCTAATACACTACTATCACAATAATCATCGTGTTTGTTTGATGGTGCAGATATTTTCTCTGTTTTCTGAGAGGCATCCATAACGTATTCTAAGTCTACGTGTTCACGATACCACTTCCACATTAGTTTTTTGGCGGTTCCTTCTTGTCTTTCGATGTCAGGTACCTTGATAAGACCCTGCTGAACAAAAGATACAAAATCCCTGTAAGCATATGTTTTACTGCCTTTAGCTCCTCCAGTAAATACGAACGGTATGAAATGTATACTCAATGGTATACAAGCCATTCTTATTTCTTGCTCGACAGCACCTCCAATACCTGTAGCATCGATAATAACGCGAGCCGCATTAAAATCAACAGCGACGTCCATAATACGACTTCTTTGATAAGGTATATCGTGCCCCCCTGACTTAGGTCCGATTTCTTCCAAATATAATAATCGTGCAATATTGTTGTCAGGTCCTTTTTCAGTCCTCCATACACTAATAACAGTAGAATTAACAGATTTCCCAATGTCAACAGCCACAGTATTATTTGTACCTGTCTCTCCTGATTCGTCAGCGTTTTCGGGGGTAAGTAGTTGGTAGTCATCAAAACACTCTCGTAGTCCGGTTGGTGTAAATACATTAGATATACTCTCCACAAATTCACATTCGTATTCTGTTTTCCAGTGCAGGGAGTCCTCTCCCCATTCTAACATTTTATTCAACATATCTTCTTCATCATATGGTGGACTGTAAGCTTCCCCTTTTATGATGGCATCTTTCCAAGTAAAGTGCAAACGACTGAAAGTATCTGCATACCCCTCATCAAATAAATATCGATACATATGATTCTCCTTACTTTTAGGAGTACCGAGGTTGATAAACGGTGCTTTGTTTGCGACTATCGCTGGCTCTACATTATCGATGAACAACTCATCTGATATTAAAGGTGACTCGTCAACTATTAAAAGTGTTGGGTGCTGCCCACGAATAGATTGTCCCTGATTGGAGGGCGCCACCGGCGCCCGACGCAAGATAGTACCGCCTCGCATTTTGATATGCGGTTTGTTATGTAGTTTATAATTATCTACTAAGGAATCTAAAAATGTATTATCTTTAAAATGTCTGTACACATAATTGAAAATCAGGGCGGCTTGGTCCTCTGTGGGAGCTAAAACGAACACAAGGTCTCTGAATCTCTTAAAAAACATAAAAATAACGACCGCAATTGACAAAGCCCACGATTTACCACTACCTCTTGGGGCTAATATAGCTAATTTACGGTGTTTTTCAGAATTTCCATCAGGATATGTCAAAGATTGTACAATAATCTTCATTTGTAGTGGTCTAACACGTAAAGGACGTTGTTTTGCATCTAAAAGGTACGTTTCACAGAAAGTTCGCACTAACTTTTCCATTTTCTTAGGATGTTTGCGTATTTCTTCGAAAAACTTCTCTAAATTTTGCGAGTCAAATCTATTCTGACCCGTCAGAGCTGCTTTCATTTCTTTCTGGTTCTTTACTGGTATCATCTTCTTCTAAATCTCCTAGGAAGTTCATAAAATTTTCGGTCTTTTGTTCTACCAATGTAGGTATTTCAATATTAAGAGCGCGGAACTCAGTATGAATATCCTTAACAATTGTGTTGCGTTGTCGCAATAACTCTGTTCGAGCGTCAACATCCCGAATAGATATAAGAATTTCTTGCCAAAGCAAGTCTTCAATAGCAAGATTTCGTGCCAGAAGTATAACAAGTTCTTTATGACGTTCATATTCTCCTTCACCAACACGTTGTCTGAGTCTACTTTCGTACTCTCGAACTGATTCTTCTACCATTTCACTCTGTTAGCCCAATACGCTGCACTCATTTTTCCTTTCTTTATATTTTTAGCGTGACGTGCTTTGAATGATTTACGTCTTGCCTTTTGTCTTGCAGACTCACCTTTCTTAGGTTTGCCTGCTGTTCGTACTCCTTGTTGTCCAAATCTAATAAGTTTAGTTTTAGTCCCTTCTTTAGCAACCACAACGTGTGATTTTTTAGGATGATTAGGAGTTCTTTTAGGTTTATTGTAACCTGATACTCCTGCTCTAGTTAATTTAGGGTCTTTTTTTGCTGGCATTATTTACCTACTTTTTTCATTGCGTTTTTATGGGCCTTTGTGAACGTAGTACCTCTTTTCATAGAGTTTACCATAAATTGCATATGTTTCTTACTGTGATGCACTGAATGTTTCTTTAGTGTGTCTTGTTGTCTCTTTGTTAATTTAGAAACGTCAACACCCTTGACTTTCTTTGCTACCATACTAATATCTCCTTGCGGCTTTCTTCCTAGGCATTTTCTTTTTCATCGGTTTCTTTTTGTATACCATTATCTCGACCCCCTTACTGCTTTTCTAATTTTCTTAGAATATTTAGCCCGGCTACCTACTCCTCCAGCTTTACGTTTCTTACGATTAGTAGCTGCCTTCTGACTTTTTGTTAATCTTGACCTAACTCTTTTTGGTAAATATCGACCTCGTTTAGATTTAGGTTTCTTTCCGTCACCTTTAGTAACATAACCCCAATCTTCGTTTGTCCACTTTTTTAGTGACTTTTGTGATTTTTTCATACGAGAAGACATCACTTTCTCCTTTTTCTCAAAGCTCTAAAATCAGCCCCGGTTATTTTATTGCGAGGTGGTGCTAGACTTGCTATTTTCTTTTGTCTAGGCGTTAGCTCTTTACCGTTTTTATCAACTTTAACCTTTTTACCTGACATCTTATATCTGTGGTTTGGTGTGTGTGGCATTATTTGTATCCTCCACCTTTTGATTTATATTGTTTAGCTAACATTTGAGCTTTTCGAGCAGACCATTGCCCGGGTGCTCCACCTTTACTACCAGCTTTGATTCGTAAGAATAATCTTCTTCTCATACTAGG